CGCCATCCCACACGCCTAGTGCGCCAGAGAAAAGAGGATTGTCTGAACCGCGAGATTGTGCTTCACGCTGTGCCTGTTGCCACTCAGAAAGTTGAGTGAGATCGTAAGCCACTTCAGGGTGGATGAGAAGAACATAATGATCTTTCCCTTCTACCCGAATTGGTCGCATACGAAGTTCACTTGAACCTTCTGGGACTTGCGCCAACCGCTTCATTGCGGAAACATCCGCAAGAGAGATTGAATCAGCAGAAGTCAAACTGCCAGCAGTGCTGGCTTCGTTTGACCTTGCAGCCACAGTGGAAGAACCGTCATCGGCCCGAAAAGTTCTGGATGGACTAGTAGCGAGACTTGTGAAAATGTCGGAATCAACTTTTTCAGCAAGCCAGGTCTTCAACACAGACATAGCTTCTTTCCGAAAATCGAAAAGGACTTTGCTGTTGTCAAAGCTACCAGTATCGCGTACAGCATTCCGTTTCATTGCAGTTGTCACGGTCTGACTGTAGGTACTCATAGCTTCTTCGTTGCCTTCAAGCGAATCATCACCAGAAACGCCAGACCCGGAAAGATTGGTCAAAAGACCAAATGTAACATCTTTCCCGGCAGAGCCTTCTAGATCGTGTTTCGCCTGAATCATCGAATCAGAGCCGTCACCCATAAACTTCTCGAAGTAGATTTCTTTCGCAGTTTCATAGTAGAGCTGTTTAGCCCATCTGGATACCTGTAAGCCACTTGCCCAGTTAGAATCAGCCATTATCTATACTCCTTTACTCACTGATTAAATCAACAATTCTGACCGCAATCGTAAACGCGCCAGCAGTCAATGCTGCGGTTGCGACTGTCATATCAAACGTATCAGCGGATGTATCATATCCTGCGCCACTATTAGTAGCGTCCTGATCATTAATAGACAGAGCAATCACATCATTGGCAGCACAGTTCGCTTTGCCGAAAGTACCGCAGTAGTCAATGTTACCAGTACCGAACTTGATAGTGGCAGAGCCACCAGAAGTAACGGACGTAGTAAAGACCACATAGCCTTCAGCAACAAACGAATTTGCTGGAATTGTGAAAATTTCGTGAGCAGCAGCAGTAGTAACACTATCATCAACGGGCGTGACTTTTTTAGATACCCAATAGCCAAGACTCTCGCCGGAACGTCCGACAGGTTTCTCAGCTACTGTACTAGTAATATCAGTCATTGGTTTTCTACCTCTTGATTAATCCAGAGATTAGCCCATCGGCGTGTCTTGCAGGTGTTTCCAACGCTCATCCTCAGATAATCTGGACCAATCACGCTCTGACAACCGATCAACGTCTGGGGCTGTCACTGAGGGTGATCCTGCTACCGAGGAAAGAGTGGTGGGAACCTGACTGGCGCTTTGCAACTTTGCAGTCACTTCTTTTACGCCAGCTTTCTTCGCCTTTTGAGCTACATCTCCGGCTTGCATCACTTGATAAGCGTCCTCAAGAAATGTGATACCACGCTTATCAGCAAACCGGGCGACCTCCATTTTCTCGTCATTTGACATATCAGGATGATCAGTAGTGAACTTTGCAATCATATCGTTGTACGCACGATCTACCTGTTTCTGGGTGTCCTTGGCCTGCTCGGTTTTCATCCGAGTATTAACGGCTTCGTTCACCTTATGATCAAAGTAGGAATCATACGTCTTAGGATCGTACACGTCTAATTCAGGACTTGGTTCAACAGTCTCCGCCTGGGCGGGCTGTTTATCCTTCATAGTCGCAACTTCCTGTCGCAAGTCACCTAGTTCATTTGTCTGTTTGCCATATAACGATTCAAGGTTCTGGTATGAATCCTTCAGAGACTCGACCCCGGTGAATTGTTTATCACCGACCTGAATTGATTTGTCCTTAACCTCGTCGTGGTCGTCCGTATCGCCTGGAGCTTCAACTTCGGGGGAACTTGCTTCCTGTGATACTTCCTGTGACTCAACGGCCTGATCAGGCTCTTCGGGAGCGGACTCCATTCCGAGCGCACTCCTCTCGTTATCATCATAGGCTTCACGGGACAGTTCCTTATCCTCGTCAATAAACTGAAAGCGATTTTCTGTTTCTTCCGCCATTTTATTATCTCCTACCTTATCCTCGGGGGCTGGCGCTAATAAAAAAGCCGTATCGTCGCATTGCTGCGATAACACGGCTTCCGCTTAGTTCCCCGTTGGGGGGTTAAGTCAGAGTTGCCTTAACAGGCGGGGCCAGTCTCTCTTTTTTATCCAGACTGGTTATCCCACCCTGACTGAAATTTATCGTTAGAGAGCCAGTAAACCTTGCTTTCGCAAGGTCTTTAATCAGCTCCCAAATCCATCTGGTGTCAGCTAACGGAATAATCCATTCGCTTCTTTTCAGAAGCGGAATTACCGATCCGCTTTGCACAGTCAGCCATAACGTCTTTTTTCACCGGGGGAACAGATTTCTTTACCTTGCTAGGCATATCTTTCCCCTTGTGACGCTGATCACTATGGTCTGCATCATAAGTTGCTGGCATTGCGTTTACTCCTTAACTGACGGTCGTGTGGTGTAGTCAATTCTCACACCATACATATCTGCATCACCAGACAGATCATCCGCAGCAGATACATCTCTCCTGACATTCAGAAATAATACATCTCCGTTTGCACAGGCATCCGCTGCTATGGAATAAGCACTGGATATTTCAAGAACATCCGCTGTGCCATCTGTAGTGGTTGCTGTACCCGCAACATCTGTAACTGCTGCTCCAACATCCTCACCAGATGCTATTGATACATAGTCTATATCAAATGTCACATCACCTGATGTTGATACTGCCGAATAATAGATGTATGCAGACATTGCTACACTACAATCTACATCAGCAGGAATATATACATTGGCGCAAGCATTTTCATCACTACTAGCATCAAATGATATTGCCGTTGGAATTGTACCGCCTACAAGCACCTCAGTAGAGGTAGGTTGTAGGTTAAAATGACCCGCCGGAATCCATAATGTGCCAGTGGCTCTATCAAGAAGCCGGACAAGATCACCTTGGCTCATTCCTCTTGGATTGATTTTTGCCATTGTGTTACTCTCCTATTAAAGCCCCTATGTAAAGTACCGAGTACGTTTACGGCGGGATCTTTTCTTTTTTGTTTTACCCTTAGAGCTACCTTTCTTGTATCCTGCCATAGACATTGCTATCGCTACGGCCTGATCCTGGGGGTAGCCCTCTTTTCTAAGTTTTCTAATTTTTGCGCCTACCTTCATAACTATCCTTTCGCTGGTTCCGACATCTGGCCCTGCGCCTGTTGCATCATCATCTGAGCCATCTTTTCCTCTTCCATCTGTTCCTTTATATCATCAGCAGATTCAATATCGGAAAGCTCCAGCCAGAGTGGGAACAAGTTCTGGAAGCCCATCTGTATCATCTGAGCCACCTGTTCCGCTTTCATTGCCCTCATAGTCGGACTGTTGGTTCCGGCATCAAGTTCAACATCAAAATTGGTATTGGTAAAGTTGGCAAGGAACTCAGTAACCACGGACTGTTCAGGCTGTTCCTCATCAGCGATCTCAGACCCGATAATCCGTGCAATCTTTTCAGGCATCCAGAACTGTTGCATATTGCGAATGCTCATTTCCAATACCTGTCTTTTGGTCTTGTCCAGGTTATCCATCTGCTCCTCAAGCGTCAGCATCCCCTGGCGAATCCGCGTCTGGGCAGCAAAGCCTGATTCCTTGGAAGAAGTGGCCTGCCCCATTAAAGGATCAGTGGCGCCGGAAATTTCCTTGGCATCAACGGCAGCACGCTCTTCCATCGCTGCTGCGGTGGATACAAGAGAAAGATGCGAGGTTGACCACTGTTGCATAAAATCTGAAATTCTTTTGCCCTTCATACCGGGAATCCCTACCCACTCTCCGGCTGAAGACGCTTTGTTCATCTGTTCAGGAGAAACCATCCCCTCAACAAAAACACCACCACCCCTTGGGGTGCGGTTTAAAATATCCAATGCCTGGGAACGTCTCTTGTTCTTTTCCCGCTGTGGATCTTTCATATTCTCCACCAACCCGAATGTTTCCACCTTTCCGCCTGTATCCTCAAAATAGTAGAAATACGGGACCAGAGGGAACTGGTTATGGCGATAAGGATTAGGTTCCTTGTCCACAAGCAGACGCCCACCAGAAAAAACTGATAGGTAGGTCTTAGGCATAGAACGCGCCACAATCCCGAAATCAATCCTCGGAATAGGCTCTCTTTCAATCTGCTCCATCTTTGTCTCCGCAGCCTGAAAACGCCTGATGGCTTCCTCCGCTTCTTTCTTCTTGGAAAAACCTTCGTCACTCATCTGGCCCGATTGCGTGTTTACCAAGAAAAACTCGTTCTCCCATTCACGTTCCCATAATTCAACTACCCTCGCCCTTTGCCTGACTTTATCTATATAAGTGGCTTCATTGACAAAAGTGCCGTGAACATACCGTGATCCAAATTCCTCATCAATATCAACTTCATCCTGTAAGGTTGTATCCAAATCAGTCATCATCACGTCTTCCAGTTTTTTAAGGTCAGAGAGCTGATCAGGATAAAGACTTCTCAGCTTGCTCAACGTCAGCCACTTGGTACGAGCCAACCTTGACCACTGTGAGGTGTCAGGAGTGTCAGCTTCAGGATCAATAAGAACGTGCGCCCAGGACTCGCGCTTGATGAATATCTCACCAGCAAACTCCAAACCAGGCTCAACGTGTACATCAACCCATCCACGCCCGGTCATCACACCGTCCTTGTGAACACGGCTGAATACGTTCTGCATCCGCTTGCCACGATCCAGATAATAAAGAAGTGCCGTTATCAGCTTTGCTTCCTCATCATCATTAGACTCGATTGGCCTTGCACGCCACTTTGTCCTTTGCTGACGTTCAATGCCGACAACCAAATTCACCTTTGGTTTTATGATGTTGAGCTGTAACGGGGGACGGTTCTCGTTTCTCAGTTTGTCCAGATCATCATCTGACCATTGACCTTCACCAAAACCGCCTGTATAAAACCGTGCCGACTCCTTCGCCGACTCCACAAAATTCTTCTCAGAAGAGAACATACCGTCAAAAGTGTCGTGCAATACCTGTAATGTATCTAATTCACTCATACGCTCATCCAGCCTGAACCTTTCTTTCTACCTGACATTAACTGATACCAGTCAAGACCCCAGTCCACTATCTTGTGGGGCTTGCGGGAATCCTCTACATAATGCACCAGATACCTCAAACAGTCCATCGCGTGATCGCCAACCTTTACCGCTTCCTCAAACAAAGGCCGGTCCCCGTGTCCGTACTTCAGTTCCTTCCACTTGAAATCAATGATCTCTTCACGCAACGGCTCCATCTGGGCAATATCAAAAAACGCCAGTTTGCAATATCCGTCGTCATCAGGAGACAGGTACCGACCTACACGGTCATAACCCGCCCTCTTGTCATTCTTCGCTGGCTCCCAGTAAATACCGTAATCACTCCACTCATCAGCAATGGTCATCCCGTCACGCTCAGTCCGCATTATAGACGGATCAGCCAGACAGGTGTACCTTGCACCTTTATACATCCGCTCCTTCACCATCGACGCTAACGTCGATATTGAAGTCTCCACTTCGTAAATCAGGTTGTAAACATAAATCTTCCCCTCGTCATCAGTGGCAGCAAAGAGTACAGCAGAGGGATTCTTGTACCCGTAATCATATACCAGGTAATGATTGTACCAGGAAGGAACATTCCACGGTTTCACAAAATGTACCTTCTCTTCAAACATAGGATATACCAACCCCGCAAAATCATCCCAGTTACAGTAAACATAACGCCTGACCCACGCCTGTGGCATTGTCAGTAACTCAGCGATGTAATCAGGTGGCAGGTAAGGATTATCAGAATATGCCCTTACCTCGGCCTCAGTGGTGGGAGCTTCAGCTTCCGGCGTCCAGGTGCGAGTCTCTATTAACCTGAAATGCTTCGAGTTCCTGTTCTTGTTCTTCACAAACTTCTTCCAGACCCAGTTGTGGCCCGCAGGGTTGCAAGTATGGAAAGAACAACGCAGACTCCCCTTACGCCTTAACTGACCGCTTGCAGCGATAAAAGTATTCTCGGGAACTTCCTCCAACTGATCAAAAGCAAAGAAACCAAGGTTCAAAGACTTGATCCTCTGTATGGCGTCCCTTGAATCATCAAGTGCCATATAAATTATTCGTGAACCGTTCTTGAACTCTATCAAGTGATCCACAGGGCGGTGCTTCCTTACCGTATCACCAGCTATGTCCAACAACTGTAACAACGTGGACTTCTTGAAAGCGTCCAATACCTTCCTGCCCATCAATCCCAGGTTCCCGTCTATCTCAACAGACTGCTTTACCGCTTCCACACACATAGCATCCGTCTTACCCGTTCCCAGAGATCCCGCCATCAAATGATGCTTCGCGTGTCCTGTGTACAGGTGATAGTCCTCCTGATGTGGTAAAGGCTCGCTGGGCGAGCCGTCCTCATCAGTGTAGCCTAGGTAAATGTTTTCCTTCACGCTTCCGCCCACTCACCGAAAAACAAAACATCCACCTGGGCAGTACCATCGTTCAAAGTGTCCATAGCATTCATATAAATATTCGGGGGTATGTAATCACTGGCGCCCTCAGCGTGTAAAA